TCACCACAGTTTTTTCAAGGGCTCTTTTAAGAGTCCTTTTTTTTATCTTCTTCCGCCAGTAGCACCAGCTAATTCCATTGATGACATAGAATTACCTGTAGGATTAACCACAGTACTTGAACTTGAACTACTTGAAGAACTATTCTGTTGAGTTACTGAAGTGACTACTGTTTGAGTAGTTATTGCTGATTGACCTTGAGCATTTTCTTGCGAAGTAGCTAAGACATCGGATTGTAAGTTAGGCTCAACAGTTGCTATTTCCTCAGGTGGTTTTGCTGCATCAGGTATTCTTTCTCCTGTTTCTTTGTCTATACCTGCATATTCATATACTGCAGAAGGTATTATTTTAGCCGCTGCTCCAGCAACTGAAAAAACAGATGCGGTTGGATCAGGAAGTCCAGCTCTTAATATAGATTTTATAAAATTACTTATAGCTTCTCCAATTGATAAAACTTTCTCAATTGCTGCATCCATTGCATTGCCAATCCATTCTCCAATTTTTGCAAAAAAGCCTGTTATTTTATTTACTATATTTTGAAAGAATTCAGTAAATGAAAAATCTGAAAAGAAGTTACCTATACTTGCCGTGGCTGCTGATGTTTTATCACCAATAAATTTTCTAATAGATCTTGCAGGTCCAAAGAAAAGTTTTTCACTTAAATTGCCAAGCCATTCTTTTGTATTGAAATCTAATATTGCAGTACCTTTTTCTTTATTAAAAATCCCTACTATTTTTCCAAGTAACCATTTAGGTAAATCTATAAAAAATGCAACTAAGCCTGTCCATGTTTCTTTAAGACCTGCTTCCAATTTTTCCATTATGGTTCCTTCAGTATTAAAACCTTTAAGTATACCTTGAAATGCATAATAAATTGCTGTAATAGGTAAGAAAAGTTTACCTACTATTTTACCTATATTACCTAATAACTTTGGAGCATTTTTAAAAAATTTGCTATTTTTTAAATTAGTAAAGAAAGTTCCCATTCTCGAAAAGAAATTTCCAACTCTTTTAAATCCATTACCTATAGCTTTAAATGTTTTTAATATAAAGCTTACTGCTCTTATAATTGGTCCTATGACAAAAAGAGCAACCGTACCGAGTACAAGTCCTAAACCTTCTGTATTTTCTTTTAGATTTTCCCAAGCACCTTTAAAATCTCCTTCAACAGCCATTGTTATTGAATTGATTATGGTATTAATACCCTGAATTGCTTCTTGTAGTTTTTCAAAGAATAATTCTGGATTAATAAACAACATAGCTGCTGCTAAAAGACCACCAGCTCCTATTGCTTTACCTGCAAATTCATCAAAACCTTTAGCCACGCTATCAAGCTTGCCGGCCATTTTATTTAAAATGCTATTAGCTTCGTCTTGAGCTTTTTGTTTTTCTCTTTTTTCTTCTTCAGATTCTACGTTTTCTTTTATAGCTTCTATTTGTTGTTGTGCTAATTCTTTTTCTTGTGCTGTTGATGATTGATTATTGAGGATTTCATTTGCCTTTTCAAATTCGACTTTTAAAGCTTTTATATTAGTATCACCTACCTTCATACTATCCTTGAATTTATTCAAGAACATTTCCATATCAACTGTTTCTGATTCTGCTTTATTAGATTCAGTTGAAGCTTTTAACGATTTAATCAATGACGCCATCTCAGTTTTTTGAGCTCGTCTTTCTTTTGATCTACCGTCGTCTAAAGGTTTTTTATCCTCTGCCATTTAATTATTTCCCGAAAGCTTTTCCAGCTTCTGATATACCAAATGCACCAAGTGTTACAACAACAAATGATGTATATATTGTTTCAGAAACTTTTAAATCCATATCCCAGACTAATGCTGTTACTAAATCAGTAATACCAAACACTGTCATGAGAAAGAATGATATAAAACCAATGATTGCTTTTTCATTAATATCATTATCATCCAAAAATAAGTCCATGAATTTACGCTTAGGTGGGGACAATTGATCCCTTGCCTTTTTAGCTTCTTCTTGCATTTCTTTGATCTTATCTTCTTGTTCATCAAGCTTTTCGATCATAGCCATGTACTTATCTAAATCGATTTCGACTTCATTTCTGCTGTTATCTGTTTCAGCCATTATTTTCTCCTATTCTCGTTTTTAATTCTTTCATTTTCTTTTTCTATCCAATCCTGTAAGAGAGCTATATAAATCTCCCTCTCCCACGGTATCATATTATCAAGTTCAGTTAAACTATATCCATGATGTTGCATCATTGCAAAGTTAGTCCTATAATGGTTTACAAGACTATCGTGTGAGAGGCTTACGTAAAAAAACTCGCAATACCTTTTAACTCCATTGTGTTATGTTTCTTACAACCAACACAATCCCACTCTGCATTATAATTTAATGATGGCAATTCTTCGAAGAATTCAGCTAACTTTTTAAACTGTTCGCCATTTAGGCTATCTAAAAAAGATTGCACAGATTCTTTTGATTCATTACTTACATCATGTACAGCATCAGTATCATATATAGAATCCATACACTGAATAATCATATCCATCATTGAATCAATACCACCTTCTGCATCTATATTTTCTATATCTGATAGAGCAGGGTATCTCATTGTTACACCAACTTCTGATGTTAAAGGAATAACATTATCCTTTTCAATATCATTAATTTGAATTTCATCTAAATTAATATTAACTTCAGTGAGCTCTTCACACTCACATTTTAATTTAATAGCAACATTTTCACCAACTGATTTTGATCGTAAAGCTAAGAATAAAGCTTCAATATCAAACATAGCAAGTTTATCAATATCAATATTATCAAATACACATGATTTAATTACTTCTTTTACCGCTCTCATGATTGACTTCTGGTCTTGTGTTTCCATAGCCATCATTAGAACTTTTTCCTCTTTTACAAGGTAAGGTCTAAAAGAAACCTCTCTTTTCAGCGACGGTACCATTGTGGTATACTTCGCTGTATTTAATTGTGGCAATGCCATAATTATTCTCCTATAATATTATCCAAATATATCAAGTGCGGACCTAATAGCACTTCCAGTACTACTTAATGGTCCTTCTGGTACATATTTATCATACGCAAAAGTCACACTCATCTTAATTGTATCACTTGTTTCTTGTGAAAGCTCAATGCTCTCAAATGAAACAGGATACGCCTTTTCAAGTTTTACTCCATAAATTGGAGTATTTTGCTCATCCAGTTGTTGTATAATAACATCAACCGCATAATTCTTTTTATATCCTACGATATAGCTTTCCTTATTCAAAACATTTGATTGCCAAGTATCAAACATTTTTCTCATATAATAATCATTTGTGAGTAAAAATGTTATTGTGACATCATCATCAATAAAGGTATAAGGAAACTTGTTTGCTTGTTTGTAATCTTGATGTTCAAAGGTACTCAGGCTTGTTCCTGGTAATGTTACACTTTGACAAAGAATTGAAATATCTCTTGGATCATTAACTAAATTGTTAGCACTAAAGTTCCCAGATATTACTGAACCTATAACACTTCCAATATCTATATTTAAAAGTGATTGACTTGGTGGTGTAAATATAACATTAAATCTATTTGCCTTCGCAAGACCACCTTTTTTACTTATTAACGATTTTAAATTATCAATACTTGACATTAGCTTCTCGCAATTTTAAGACTTTCATTCCAAATAGAAGTCTTACTTTTCTTTTTAAATTGTTCTACTGGTAAGAAGATTGCTATTTCCCAATCTGTCATTGGCACTCTACTAAACTGAGAGACCACATGTTTACCTAGGTAGTGTTTAAAGCATGGTTTAAATTCTTTATATTTTTTTACACTTTGTAAAAGATCGTATCTTAATTTAACTAATCTTGTAGTATCTTTTACATTGTTTGGAGCTAAATTCATTAACTCATCTAAAAATCTTGCTCTGACTGGATAGTTTAAATAATGTAAGTTTAAACCATAAAAACCACCAGGAGCTGGATCGATCATAATTGTTAATGGAAATCTATCGTAATATGGTAATGTTTCTTTAAATTTAGGATCATAAAAATACATATACATATTACCACGAATATTTCTACCTGTTCTTTCTAAAGCATCATCTTTAAGAAGAGCTTTTCGATTTGGCATAACGAGTTCTTGAGCTTTCTTTTGAAACCATTTTTGAGAATTTTTTGTACGTGCAGTGACGCCTGCTCTTTGAGCTCCAGCTTGTAGTGTATCAAATAAACTTGCCATACAGTTATTTATATAGAATTATAGGATCTTTATACCTAAATTTTTTAAAGTTTCTTCTGTCCATACTTGAAACTTCCAACCCTTATATTCGGCAAATTCTGCAGCCGCTTCCCATTTAGATATATTTTTTGCGTATGTTGTTACTTCATTAATATATTTTTTAGTCTTACGAGTGCGTTTCTTAGGTGGCTGTGTTTGTCCTTTAGGTTTAATTTCAATCAAATAAGTTTTTTTATCGTCCATCTGTATAAAAAGATCAACAAAATACCTATGAAGTCTATTATCTGTCTTACATTTATAAGGTACAACTACCTCTTCTGAATTCCACATCTTTACTTTTGGATTGTTTTCACACCATTTAAATGTTTGTCTTTCCCACAAAGATCGATATACAACCTTACTTGGATTGCCAGCATATTTTTCAGGATGCTTTATTTTGTATTTCCCTTGATAACTCATATAAATAACTCTATAGTTTATTTTATTTATATAGGTTAAGTATGACAACAAAAGTATTTCCAAGAAGTTTAAGAACTGCAGGAGAAGGAGATGGTCTTCCAAGTATAAGATTTTCAATTAAAAAATCATTACCTTCAGCTGAGTTTGAGTCAATTCAATTATACATGCCATCAGGCTTACAGTTTACTGATGGTGCTAATTATAATGGAGTTAACTTAGGTGTTATTAACGCAGCAAGTAGATTTACTAATACAGCAGAAAAAGGCGAAAAATCTAATGCTAAATCATTTGTAAGTCCAGAAGAAGGAGTTGTCACAGGTTTGAAAATACTTGATAAAATAGGTGTTGATCAAAATTTATTAGCAGCTCAGGCATTAGAACAAGGAGTGGCTTTTAATCCAGCAACTGCTCTTGCATTTGAAAATGTAAACTTAAGACAATTTTCTTTTGCATTTACACTTGTTCCTGAATCAGAAAAAGAATCAAGAGATATAAGAGATATTGAAAATTTCTTTAGAAAATATATGTATCCAGAAGTTGAAGGGTTTATATCTAAATATCCACCAACATTTGAAATTAAATTTTATGACCCAATAGCTAATGATGAAATAGAAGAAAGCATTTATATGCCTATGATTCATGATTGTTATATAACAGGTGTTGATGTAACAATTAATCCAGAAGGTAATAGCTTTCACAAAGCCTCAAATGGTTTTGCTCCAACATCTACTACTATGTCACTTACATTTGCTGAAGGTCGTATGTTATCTCGTCATGATATATACAATCAAGAAAATTTAGAATATAATTATGACCGACCTAATTCATCAGCTGAAATTTCAGTAGCACCAAAAGGAGATTAATAATGAGCTTTTTTAGACAGTTTCCAAAGGTAGAATACGACTTTAATCGTACAGGTGTAAAACAAAACATGGTTGATCTTTTTAGGTCAGTCAGACCACTGCCTTCTTTTTTAGATAATTATTCAGCATATAAATTTTACGAAATAAAAAATGGTGAAAGACCAGATATTGTTTCACAAAAGCTTTATGGAACATCTCAATATTATTGGACATTCTTTGCCATAAATGATTTTTTACATGACGGATATCGAACTTGGCCTATGAGTCAAGAAGATTTATTTACCTATTTAGAAAAAGAATACGAAGGATATGTTATTGAAACAAACCCTGTGATAGTACGTGATACTGACGGGCTTATAACAGATCATAGGAATAGTTTATCAGGGCGATTTACAATCGGAGAAACAATTACAGGTGCGACAAGTGGAGCAAGTGGAAAACTTACTCTTAAAAATGCTGACTTAAGTCAATTAGTAATACAAGAAGTAACAGGCGGAGCCTTTATAGGAGATCAAACGCCTGGTTCAAATACAACTGAATTAGTTGTAGGACAAACATCAAGCGATTCAGTCTCTACATATAATGTATACAAATATGCAGAAGCTCCATACTATTATTATAAGACGGATGACGCAGATAAAAAACCTGTTACAAATTTAAATCATATTATTGGTGGAGTAGATGCATTAGATCTTTCATATGTAACAAATAGAGAACATGAGATCGAAGAAAATGATGAGCATTCAAAAATTAGATATATTGACCCAGCATATGTCGAACAATTTGTAGATCAATTTGAAGAATTAATTAATGAGTAGTAAAGGTACAACAAGATCGTTTGGTTCGAGTGGTGATTCAATTGTACCAGGTTCTTATACACTTGATTATGTTTACTTATATACAAATAAGGGAATCCAACTGAATATAGAAAATCTTGTTAATAATTTTTATATCAATGAATCGCTTGACACTCCTTTTTTAGAAATAAATATACAAATTGTTGATGGCTCTAATCTTTTAGAAGAACATCAACTTAATGGTAATGAAAAAATTAAAATGTTAATTAAGCAATCGCCATTATCAGATGATTTAGATGGAGTTAAATGGGAATTAAATTTAAGAGTATCTGAAGTTTATGGTTATGTTCGTAATTTACCAAGTAAGCAATTTTATAATTTAAAATGTACTTCAGAACATGTGTATTTAAATGCTGCAAAAGTTTTACGTCGATCTTTCGAAGGTACAATTGGAACTCTTATTAAAAAAATATGTAATGATATTAATATTAAACCAAAATTTATTAATGAAAGCAGTAAAAATGTTATAAAAGGAATATATCCTACAATTAAACCAATACAAGCTGCTAATTGGCTCATGCGTAATGCCTTTGAAGATGGCACTCCATTTTATTTTTATGAAACTGTTTTAAACGGTATCCATTTTGATTCATATAAATCATTTGTCAATAAAGATGTATATAAGTCATTTGACTATAAACCTCAAATACAAAAAAGTTTAGGCACTGAAGGTTCCTTTGATGAGATATCAAAAAGAGTTCGTAAAATTACAGGACCATTTAATATGTCTCAATTAAGTTTAGTAAGTCAAGGAGCATATAGTTCATCATTATTTACAGTTGATATAGCAACAAAAGCATTTAAAGAATCTAATTATGAATATAAAAAGGATAATTTCAAGCTGAATAAACATCAACCTTTTAATACAGATCATAAAATATTTGATCGCGAATATAGTATATTAAAGGAATCAAAGAATTATTATGTATCATTAAATTCTAAAGCATTTGAGCAAGCAAATTATCATTCACCACTTGATCAAACTCTTTTAAAAAATGAATCATATTTAAAAAATATTAACTTTAATGTATTACAAATTACAATACCTGGTGATTTTAAACTTGAAGTTGGCTCTAAAATTAATTTAGAAATAGTCAAAGCTACAACATTTGAACATTTAAGTAATCCTTCATCTATGAAAGATAAATTTTTATCAGGGATTTATTTAGTAAGCAAGATATCTCATATTTTTAATGAAGAATTTACACAAATGGTAGAAATTAAAAGAGATTCACTTGGAGTAAATATTAATGCGTAACGAAGATCAATTCATTGGTGGAGATTTTACTTGGTTTACTGCTGTTGTTGAAGATATTAACGACACTGAAAATTTAAATAGAGTTAAAGTACGATGTCATGGTTGGCATTCATCGAATACTGATTTAGTATCTACTAAAAATTTACCTTGGGCAACGGTTATGATGCCAGTAACATCAGCATCGATTCAAGGTAATGGTGGTAATCATCATTTGGAAGTAGGTTCGTGGGTCGTTGGATTCTTTAGAGATGGACCAAGTGCTCAAGATCCTATGGTAATGGGTTCAATTGCAACACAAACAAATGGTACTCAGGATATACCAACAGAATCATCAGTAGATAATAAAGTATATAAATCAAAAGCGGGCCATTTAATTGAAATTGATAATGAAGATGGTGGAGAAAGAATTAATATTAAACATAAATCTGGTTCCTATATTCTTTTTAAGGCTGATGGCCAAATAGAAATTAAATCACTT